AACTTCTCGAAGAGGAGAGGAATAGTTGTAAGTTCGGGAAAGAGGTGGCTCGAGTCAAGGAAGCGAACCACATCGCGGACGGGCTTGACATGCTGCTGGAGGATCGACTGGTCAATCATTCTTCCCCATCATCTCCTTGAGAGATACGAACCCTTCGACGTTCGCTACTGGATGTTTGGATACGAGCTTCTGGATCGATTGCTGGAGAAGATAGAGCTTGACGTAGGTCATGCGTGCGTAGTTAGCTAGATCCACTACCTCGAACATAGCCTCTTCGAGAGTGTCTGTACCTAGGAACTTGAGTGGACCGTACTTCTCCTCTCCTCGCTGCATTCGTGTGCTTGTCTCGTCCCAGAATGCCTGATTAGCATCTCTTAGCTGAGTCGTAAACTCTTCAGCCAAATCGCTTGGCGTTGGCTGCTCGGACTCTGGCATACTGCTCCTCTGGGTCCATTTCTAGGATGGTGAAGATGCTAAGCAGGTAGACTAGTACGTCTATCGCTTCCTTGCTCATCTTGTCCTGGATCTCGGCGAAGGTGACTGTACCTCGCTGAGCCTTTTTCACGAGGTTAGCTAGTTCGCCTGCTTCACCGCAAAGACCGAGAGCCTGATGTGGCAGGTTCCAGGCTAGGTCAGGAAACCATTTCTCTACGTCTTCGTGACACTGTATAGCTAGTTCATTGAGCGTCACCTGATTGCCTCCATGAACTCCGCTTTTGCTGTTCGATCGTGGTCACCGAACACACCACGCATGGCTGCTGTTCTTGTCTTGACACCTATAGCTCGAGCGCCTCGGATTGCCATACAGGTGTGTTCTGCTTCCATGATGACGGCGACACCTAGCGGTAGGAGATGCGCGATCATACTGTTCGCGATCCGAGCTGTCAGATCCTCCTGAGTGTTAAGTTTTGCCGATTCGAGTGCGACTAGTCGTGGGATCTTGCTGAGTCCTACGATCCTACCGTTGGGTATATATCCGACATGACACACGCCCGTGAAGGGAAGGAGATGATGGCGGCAGAGCGTCGCGAACGGAATACCCTTCTCGATGACCATGTCAGTGTAGTCGCTGTCAAACATCGTGAACGAGAAGTACTGAGGAGTAGTTAGCTCGAGAAGGGCTTCGACATAGCGTCGTGGAGTATCTTTCTCTTCAGGATTGTCGACGTCGAGACCTACGAGATGTGTCAGTAGCTTTTGAGCTATACTGATACTCGACTCACTTGGCTCAGAGGAGAGATCAGCATTGTACGTATACGTGAGATCTTCGTCTATATCAGGTTCCACGAACTTGTGCTCCGTAGATGTAGTTATGAACTTGCGTGTTGAGTCGCCAAGGTAGCTTGTTCTCCTTGATGTACTCGACGATACGTTGTGCTGACATCTCCTCCCAGACAGGACCGACGAAGATGTCAAACACGTCTCTTTGTAGATGTTCCTGCCAGAGCGTATGAGCTAGAGCTAGATCAGCTTGTGATGCGATCGTAAACTTGATCGACGTTGCAGGTCGTTGAAACTTCTTCAGGTTCGCGATTCGCACGTCGTTGAAGGGATCTTCGCCTGAACCTTCCAACTTCCAGTCGACTACAAAGTTACAGTAATCGATCAGATCATTACTGACATCTCGCGTCCCGTTGGTAAAGATCTCTGGTGCATAGATCCCATACGTAGTAAGACGCTCGACAAGAATCGCCAGCTCACCCTGTGGCTGAATGAGAGGCTCTCCACCCGTGAAGCAGATGTTTCGGGCGCCTGTCTTCTGCTCTTCGTCGGCAATAGCCTTAGCTAGTGACTGGCTGGTATGGATCTTCTGCTCCGAGTTGAAGAGCTTCGGATCGATCGCGAATGGAGTGTCACATGGCCAGCTAGGACACTTGAGATTGCATCCGGCGAACCTGACGAACTGTGTAAGCTTACCTACGCGCGGACCTTCACCTTGTGTCGAGGTATAATGCTCGAGCAGTCTCAGGGCCATACCTACCCTCCCATGTTGCGTTGTTGACTGCTGTCTCCCAGACGTCTACCTTAACGAAGTTGCACATGGGAAACGTCAGTCTTCCCCATGAGCCTATTGTGTAGGCGATACGCTCTGTCGTCGGATTGCCCACGAATCTCTGTAGGCCTGGCAGTTCTACATGCTCGAGAGCATCATCGCCTACTTGCATATGTCCAGCGAAAGGATCGTCCATGTTAAGCAGAAGACGATGGTCGTAGGTTCCGTCGAGGTACTTACGGAACGTACTCTTGATCAAGGCGAAGTCTAGACCTTCGAGCATCCCAGTTCGCGAACGAACCTGACCTCCTAGCGTAAGTGTGACTTGCCAGGAGTGACCGTGAATGTTTTCGCATTTACCTTCGGTCTCGAACAGCCTGTGAGCCATCTCCATGTTGTGCCTGACTGATACAGTTTGCACTATTCCTCCCCTCTAAGTGCCTTGAATAGCCTCTTTGCGTCAGCAGTCCAGCCAGGTCCAGGTGTCCATGTACTGAGTTCCTCTGCTAGATCTTCTAGCTCTTCAGGTCGACCCTTAAGCGTCACTGTTACGGTCGTATAGCCTTCGACAGCTAGATCGGCTACCTTGTGAAACAGTGTCAGGTATTCCTGTAGCGTTTCGGGCTTGAGTGCACCCGCTTCTGAGACCGAGGATTCTATCTCTACTGCCTTACGTCTATAACTTGGCAACTTGTTCCTTCCAGAACTCGGAGTCCTCATAAGGAGTCAGATCGGGAACTCCTGCATTGTGTAGTGCTTCCTGGCGTTCGACACACGTTCCGCATCTGCCGCAGTGTTGTTCTCGACCGTTATAGCACGACCAGGTCTTCTCGATGGGAACTGCGAGTACCTGAGCGAGAGTTGCGATATCCGTTTTTGACTGTAGGATGAACGGTGTGTAGATATGGAAGTTCGGATGGACAAAGCCCTCATTTGCGATCCTGATTGCCGAACGCATAGCCTGAATGAAACCAGGTCGACAGTCAGGATAGATCGCGTGATCACCGGAGTGGATAGCCGTAGCGACGTAATCGCCCTTGATCGAGATACAGAATGCTGCAGCAATCGAAATCATGGCCATATTACGGTTCGGTACGACTGTCGCTTTCATAGTTTCGGCTGCGTAATGCCCTTCCGGAACTACAACGGTATCGTCGACTAGAGCCGAACCGCTAAGCTCTGTGATCCAGCCGAAGTCCGTGAAGTCGAAGACTCGCTGCTCAATTCCGAGCAGGTTACAGACCTCTCCTGCCGCACTGATTTCACGAACGTGACGCTGTCCGTAATCGAAGCTGAGTACGAACGGCCGACGGTTATCCTGAAACAGGAGCTTGTATAGCATCGTGATACTGTCGAGGCCACCACTTACGATTGCGACGCCATCGTTGTCCATGTTATTCTCCTCCGAGTATGTTATACGTTGTCATACGGCCTTCGCCGCCGACGGTAACTAGTCCGCGCATGTTCAATGTACGGTAGATGTCATCCATTTCGCGAGCCGTTAGATGATACATTTGCATAAGTCGTGTACGAGGCATTGAACCTGATTTGGTTACTGCATTCAGACACAGTTGAATCTTGTGCTCGATTTCACCTCGACCCAGCTGACTAGTTACGTCTTGTGCAAACCTCCTCCATGAGTCGCCATACGATGCGGCGCGGAGGATATGAAGCTCAGTAATCTCCACAGGAGGAGCTGGTGATTCCGCTACCGCTAGCAGGAGCGCACATTTGAGAATCGACACCGCTAGCCGAACGTTCATAGGTACTAGGGTCTCCGAGAGTTCTCCTGACCTCGAACCTATGTCGGTTAGTGTCTGCTCAAGTTCGTTGTATCTGCCCCAAGCGTCTGGCGTCATTCTTGCTTCGTGAACGACCTTTTGTACCCCGGCTACCTTGCCGTTAATGACAATAGGTACGTTGCTATCGAATATTGAGCTGATCTCTCGGAGCTCGGTCTTGATCCTATCTCGTCCCTTGGTATTCTTCTCTACTGGAGGTCCTAGGGGCTTGACTTTTGTTGGATCGGCTTCTGCCGTCACGATGATGAACCTTGGAAGGAATCCAGAATCAACATGTTCGTAGGTGAGTAGCCGAGTCATCTTAGACTTAATGCCCCCAGTGAACAGGATGAATAGTGGATTGCGTATAATGATCTCCTCCTTTCGCAGGAGGCGCTTTTGATCCCTTCCGTCGTAGAGCTTGGTAAAGAACTCTGGCATACCTGCCAAGTAGTCCTTTTTGGACATCTGTTGTATGAGACCAGTGAACTCGTCCCGGAGGAATACTGACGGTACGCCCTTGCGTGCCTGGAGAGCGGTCATCAGACCCTCGATAGAGCCGTCTGTCGCCATCAGAGTATTGTCGTCGATTTCGGTCACTATGTCCATGCCTAGTTCCATCGCTGTTGACTTGCGTGTCAACGTCGTTTCCGCCAGAATCATAAACCACAAGTTCGGACGGATAGTCCCATACGATGTAGGCAATTTGACGCTCCCCGAGAGAAGTGCGGAGAGGCATGTAAATGCGGTTGCCACGTGATACTGTTCTGGAGCGTCTCCTACCGTCTTTGCCCACGCTACATACCTATCTACGAAGGACTGACTCGAATTTCCTACTCTTGCCGTCTCTTCGGCTGTAAGTAGGCTAAGTTCGTCTCCAGGAGGCAGTGTTTGTATTCTCCTGTTTTCGTTAAACCTACTCTTAGCTCTGCAGATGTCCTTCCAGAGACGTACATCGTCATCTGCAAACTTATTGCAGAGAGCATCTCTACACACCTGGAACGTATCTGCAAGAGATAGGTTACCTTCGAAACAGTACATTTCCAGTCGGAAGAGAGCTGCAGAGCGATCGGCTTCAGGCGCCCTGTGGAATAGAGTAAACGCTGCACCGCTAACCCTAAACCTGTTACGCTCTAGGATCTCCGATCCCTTTTCTGGAATTAGATCTGGGAACGGAATGTCTAGGTACTCGTATCCTTCAACCTGAGGATACATGTCGAAGGCGTTAAGCTCATAACTGTTGTCATTCCAGTCTATGATTTTAACCTGGTATGGCTCTACGTTTTCGTACTTGTAATTGTACGTACCTGGAACGCGGAGTAGCTGTGTTAGGTCCCAGCCTGATCTGTCTGATCCTTCTTGTGCGTGCCCGTAGGCTATCCTACGCGAAGCAGCTTCTGCATCTTCACCTGGTACTAGATACTTTAGTGTCCAGATCGCCTGGTACCTGCCAGGACTAGTTTCTAGTGCGAGAGTCGGCTTAACTTGTAGCAGTTCTGGACTACAGGCATCTAGATCTGCCCAAACGCAGGATACTGTATCTACGTTGGATTTGTTTCGCCTTGCTTCTGTCAAGAGTTGCGGACAGAAATAGACGTTCTCAATTTGAGCTTTGAGTCTGGAGAAGCTTATTGCTTCCTTCAATTGATCTGGATACTTGAAGAACTTCTCCGTAAACTTGCCTGTTGTACGTCGCGATGCGACACACATATAGCCTTTAGCATTGCCGTAGGCTGCCTCGAAGAATTCGGCCAAACCAGGCATCCACTATCCCTCACCTCGCAAAGGGTGGGACGGGTCCGAGGATATGATGGGTGGGAAGGTATCCTCGGACCCGTCGTCTATGGTGTGCTGCTACGGCAGAAGGCTTGCCGTCTTACTAGCACCACTAGGCTTGGCCGGGTTGCTAGCACCGTTTGCTGCATTTGCATCGTGAGGAGCGAATCGCCGAATGTCGACCCACATCGACGCGTCGTCGTCGGGGTTCTCTTCCTTCCGCTTCTTGTTGACGCCACGAATGACGTCGATATCACGCCCGACGTAGAACGAGGGAGAGTCAGGAATCGTTAGCTCTCCGTTTGCGAAACAGTTATCGTACTCGCCGAGTGCCTTGAGGATGTTAACGATCGTGTAGAGCGCCCCCGACCAGAGGCAGGCGTTCTGCTGCATGTCCTTCTCGGCGTACTTACCGTCTTGAACGGTAAGCGTAAAGTTGAGCATCGGCTTGCCAGGATTGGCTTGCGACTTCGACTCGACCTTCTCGGCATCGGTGATGACGCACCAGAAGCGTCCCGAAGGTAGTGGGTCCCACGAGCCAGACTTGGCTTCCTGATCGCTGACGTTAACCTTGATCGACATTGAGCTACTCCTTGGTGATCATGTTGTAGAGATCTGACATGTTGGGATCTTGGACTAGTAGTGGTAGGTTTCCTGAGCGGTCCTTGGTGACATATCCTTCGAGTGCACCTGTCATGAGTATACGTATGATTTCTGTAGCCTTCGACTCGTCACCTGTCTGCTGTTGTTTGGTATAGAGGTACATGACCTGGTCGAAGAGCCCTGCGACCTGATTGGTCAGCTTGCCTGGTAGGTCAGGCTTCTTCCACAGGGTGCCTCTGTTATCCCGATCATCCTGTTCGTGACAGATCAAGATGAAGTTGATCGGGAGATCGCGGAACCGTCGGAGATATAGCCTCATGCGGTTCGTTGACTTACCCCAGTCGTGTAGAGCGGGGACGTCCGGGTCACGGTCTGGATGACTAGAGATGGTTCCCTTCATCACCCAGTCCATGTTGATCTTCTGTAGCTCAGTACCTGTGTCGACTACGACCGTTTTGTAGTCGCAACCGTCCTTGGTGTTGTAGCATTGACGGTCGAGCTCGTCATATACTATCTCGAACTCTTCCCAGGTCACCGACCCTCGAACGCTTGGGTCAGGAAGGATCATGATATCCTTGGAGACCTGCTTGATCGTATTCGCACCTGCTTCAGCGTTAACGAACATGACAGGAGACATGGCCTTACAGAGCGCAGCGGTAGCAGCCAGCCGCGTCTTACCTGAACCAGGTCGTCCGTAGATCAGCTGGTTGATGAGAGGCTTAGCTTCACCGACAGGTGCAATCGGAATACCAGCGAACATTCGCACTTCGCGACGTGACATATCGTGTGTGTCTGGTGACGTATTCCTGAAATCGTTCTGCGGTTCAGGAGGAATGACGGGCAAGTCCTCTACACCTGTTCCTATGAATGAAGCTCTGCCGCCGTAGTTGTCGCGATCAGCTAGGATTCGGAGCTCGTCGCTAATCTCTCCTGCTTGAGGTTCGTCAGGGTCGTAGTGGTGAATGTCTCGAAGAGGTTCCTTCTTGACTCCGCCGGGAAAGAGATCGTCGTCTGGAATGTCTTCTACATCTTCCATTAGTATCGCCTGTCAGTAGAGGGTTCCTGAAGTTCGTAGTAACGTGGTTTGACTTCGTACATTGTGTCTAGAGCGTATTGGTAGTCTCGTCCTGCTGTTCGGTCAATACACGGACCTTGGAAAGGACACCATGCACAAGTGAAACGACCAGGAGAGGGATAGATAGCAGGTCCGCTGATCATTTCCTTTGCTTGCAGATAGATGTAATGACCGACATTGTCAAGCGTCTGAGCTGGCTTATGCAAGGTATGAACCTGTATAAAACGTGGTCCGTCTGTCTTAAGCCAATTGAGGAACTCGTCGTAGATACCACTCTCATATCCGTCAGCGTCGCCCTTTACCAGAGCTTGAAGATATGTCGTGTGATCTGTGTTAAGGCTCTTCGAGACAGAGAACTTACGTCCGAGTCGAATTACCTTCATTGGTAGAGGCTCTTCGGGAAATCCCTTCCTGAGTTCTACGTACTTGAAGCCTCGAATGTTCAAGCCCATTGCTACGCGGAAGGCCCAGCAGTAAGATGCCACCTGGTCGTCGACTTCGAGTACCACGTCAGAGTCTTCTGCTAGCATACGCATGGTTGTCTTCCAGTCGAGAATCCAGAACCCGTCCCACTTGTCTCGAACAAGAGCGTCGACTCGACCTTCGTAGACAACAGGAAGTCCGTACCAGAGTTGCCATTCTTCGTATTCGGTGTAGATACGTTCAGGGCCCGAAGCGAGATATTTCTTCCAACAGCGATCGCATTTACAGTGAAGCTGGTTACCATTCTCGTTAAGGACTGGAACGCTGAACTTATGCTCGACAGCTATCGGAGTGAAGTCGGCTTGCGGAAGGTGATTTGTGACGTACCACTTGAGCATTCCGATACCGAGCTCGAACGAGGTTTCATAATCGTGCTCTTCCTTCTCATCTAGTCCTCCGTACTTAGCCCTTGCACGGATGTAGGCAGCACGCTGTTGCTTGCAAGCCTCTATGAAGGCTGTTTCAGCTCGGACACCAAGAGCATACTTGTCTAGGTGCCACGTTCTTGGATCGTACAGTACTTGCATCGCCCTGTGGAACGCTATGCCAAATTCCAGAGGCGTCGGTGTGATAAGCGGTTGACGGTTCTCGTTGAACAGCCAGTGATGGCGAAGGCGACAGCCTCGGTAGGAGCGAAGCTCCGAGACATGTATTTCATGAACAAGATCTTCAGCCACCTTGCTTCCTTTCTTTATATACTAATTATAGCGCAGCCTCAATTGGTATCACAAGAGGCTCGTTTTACTTTGTATAACTTCTTACTGTTGCGAGTAGACCTGAAGAGCTGCCTGATTGGCGAGCTTGATAAGCGTCTTGGTAGATAGACCGTAACAGGCTTTTGGTTCAGTATAAGGCTCAGGAGTTGGATTGAGCATCCAGGTCTTTGTCTCCGTACTCTGAAGCTCCTTGACCATCGCAGCCTTACAAGCTACCTCGTTCGAGTCGGTATGATTCGCCAACAATATGAAGAATCCTGTTAGCAGGATCGCTACTGCTACCATTAGCACTATCAGGTTGTTCCGTAGCCGTCTGGACATTGTCCACCTCCAATATGTTATTCGTGTGATCGTGGTGTGCAGGGCACCCTGCTACAATGTGCTCGGTGTTTGGCATGATGTGTATGTCTGACTTGCGTTGTGTTATCAGTCCTGGTATGAGATCGTGCTCTCCCTGTCGGTGGTTCTTCACGAAGTCTCGGACGACGTAATAGCTGACTCGATTACACTGGTCGTGTACGAACCAGCCGAACTTCTTTGTTTTAGTCCACCCTCTGCTACGACCACGACCGATCCTACATTTGCACCAGACAGTAGGCTGAGCTACCATCCACTCGACCTTGCTGTAGGCAGACGCTAGGACACCTAGTTCGGTAACGTGAGCTCGCCAGCCGTCTGCATCATCTTTCTGGATGTTGTCGCTAGCCAGAATCAGCTTGACGAACGCTTCTGCAGCGTCATTGTCCTTGAATGTTAGGAGCAAGGCTCGAGCCATCGACTGTCCCCCATCCGTCTACTAGAACGCCCTTTTCGTACATGACATGTTGGTAGTCCTGACATTTGCGTGGTTTGCCATGAAGGTGAACGATAACCTGGTCTTGGTCTGTCTTAGTTGTCTTAGCTGCACTTTCGATTGTCTTCTGCTTGTCGATACCGACGAAGACGTACATCTGCCTCATGTCACTCCCAGTAGTGGTCTGAGTGTAGTGACATAAGACACTCGTTGATGAAGTCCTTCAGGTCAAAGCGAAGGATTGCCTGCCAGACACGATGAGTGCGACGCTTCTTCGGCTTGGCCTTAATTTCTGCATCAGCCTCTTCGTAGGCCTGTAGCATACTGGTAACTCTGAGATTGACGATATCGTCCTGAGGTAGATCGCTCCAGCCTCTATCTTCGTGGTAGGATAGAGCTACAGCAGGAATCGGTTCCGTTCTCGGTTCCTCATGCATGACAGGCTGAGGAGCTGTCGGTGTAAATGATGGACGACGAACGGTGTACTCGAATGCTGGTTCGTGTACACGAAACATATTGCCAGGGGGGAGACCGATCCGAGACTCCATGTACCTGGCTGCAGCTGAGTAATCCACAGGGGGCGGCGATGTGATTGCCGTGATCAGGTCTGCAGGGTCGTGAGGCATCATCTGTACTAGACCGAATGCCCCAGTAGCGCTAGGACGTGTTGAAATCGGAGGAGGCTGGATCTGCCTACGACCTGCTTCGAATGCATGGCGAGCTCGATCGATTGACTCGCGCTCCATGAGGTCGCGCACAGTGATAGACGGTTCAGCATTCTGAGACGGTGAGAGATCTGCCCACTGACCGCAGAGCTGCTGAAAGACGTCGGAGCCGAAGCTGATCTTAACCGGTGTGTGTGAGTCGAGTACATCCATCATTTACTTGTTCCTTCCGTTGAGTGCACTAAGAGCGTCAGAGCGTTGCTTACGCAGACCATCACAACCTCTCTGCAAGAGCTCGGTGAGTACTTCGTCCGATACGAAGGGAGAGTCGACAGCGCTTACCTGCGTAAGGTTCTGACCGATTACAGGGCTCTTGATTACGTAGATGATATGCCACATCAGAGTCATTCCCTGCGGAGTCTGCATAACCATCGTGCCTGTATCGACTGCGACGATCTCGAGTCCGAAGCTGACCTTGCCCAGAATATCGAGGCCTCGCTTGAGTAGGTCGGAAGTAGGATGGATCTGGTCCTTAAGCACTTACATCTCCTAGGATGTATCGGAGTTCTTGCCACTTGTTAGCTACGCGCTGTAGTCGGCCCATGTCGACCGTATTACGAGCTATGATGTCGATTACTTGGACTCGGTTGACTTGACCAATGCGATGAAGTCGATCTTCAGCCTGCTTATTCTTAGTTGGATTCCACGAGCGATCCAAGAAGACGACGTTAGAGGCTCGGTGAAGGGTGATTCCCTCACCGCCTGCTGCGATGGTGGCTGCCAGTAGTAGCGTGTCGCCTGCTTGGAATGCTCGAATATTCTGCTCACGGTCATACTGGGAAACGTTACCTGTATACGCCGCACATGGTATGCCGGCCTTACTCGCTCGGTTGATGACGAGATCGACCATGCTTCGTGATTGGGAAAAGACGACCAGAGGCTCTGTAGGATTTCCCGCCATGAGCTCCATGAGTCGATCAAGCTTGATAGATGGATCACGTAGAGTTACCTTCCCTTCTGGATTGAAATCGACAGTTGCTAGAGCCATCTGCTGTAGCCGAACCAGCTGCGCGACTACGACTGGTGAAGATAGAGGTGTGTCTTCGTTCTCGCCAATCCAGGCCAGCATGTTCTTACGCATCTGGTCGTAGACACGTCGCTGTGCAGGAGGCAAATCGACATGAAGTTCGGTGTAGTACTTCTCCGGAATGTCAAGACCTATAGCAGGATCGTCTTTAGTCCTGCGTATATAGTAGGGAGCAATCGAGCGATGAAACTCGGGCATCGCTGCTTTGTTAACGCCTACGACCTTCCTAAAGGTCGTTCCTAGCTGACGATTCTCCTCGGTCTTTTGCTCACAGTACGTAGCGATAAATCGCCAGTACGACGGAAACTGCTTAGGATAGAGCCAGTTCAGAATCGACCAGATATCCTCAGGCTTGTCGTCTGCAGGTGTACCGGAAAGCCCCGTCTTGAAGAACGTAGGTAGCTTCTTGAGTGCGACGGTCTGTTGCGCCTTGCGACTCTTCGCCCTGTGGACTTCGTCAGCTATGACGTGAAACCACTTATGATCCGCCAACTCAGGCATGAGTCGAAGGGCGTCATAGTGGATGATAGCGTACATCGGCGGCGTATCGTTGATTCGTCTAACGAAGGCGTCTCGATTCTTTCGATCGATGACTGCTACGTTTCGTTCGATCGACTTGTCATCCCAGCCATCGTGCTCCGACAGCTCAGAATGCAGTGTCGCCCACCAAGCGTCGTAGTGTGTAGCTAGCGGTGCGACAATAAGTGTAGGACGCTTATAAGGAGGTATGAGAATGTGTGCACCTTGGTAGTGCCTCTCTGATCGAAGTTCACGATCAATAAGGATCCCTTCTAGAGTCTTACCTAGGCCCATGTCATCGGCTAGAAGCCTACTCGGCAGGTTTGGTCTTGCCAGTTTCTTAACTGCTTCTACCTGATGCTTGTATGGCTTCATGTCTCAATCCCTACTAGCCACGATTTCTGCTACGTCTCTGTCGACTAGTATTGTGGTAACGATATAGATCCGTGCTGGAGCGCACAAGTCCTTGCTTACCCTATGACGCCAACGATTCGTTATAGGATCGAAGACGGACACTATTCCGTGCTGTCCGCACTTGAAGAATGTTCCTGTGTTAAGCGTTGGCGGCATTCTATTTACTCCACTTATCGCCGAAGTTTGGGCCTGGCAGATTAGTTGGACGAGTCGCGTCCTTGTAATGCCAAGTGGAGCCCAATCCCAGGCAGTATTCACACTGTTGCGTGTTGGCGATTGGTCCCTGCATTACTCCGTATGCCTTAGCTGTGTCGGAAATCGTACGGTAAAAGGATCGGTGCTTTAGAGGAATTGGAACTGTACCTCCATCACCATCTAGCATGACGACGCCGCACCCCTCGCAGTATTCGCACGATCTATACAGGGGCTTTTCTTTATCAGCGTAGGCGAGGCTTGCACCGTTGAGTCGAATGGAGCGTGCTATCTGGCAGCCTACGAATACTAGGAAGAGGATTACCAGAGCGAGAGCTCCGTAGATGATTGTCATTTTGTCGCCATTCGCTTCGTCCTCACAGGGAGCCCGACCTTCTGGCGTGCTGTAGCCTCGTTACGCTTGAGGAACTTGATACACCGATCGTGACCAGGGTGCTTCTTTCCTCCGGTGTGCCTCGTAGGATCTGGACAAGCATTGAACGGCTCACGCTCCGGTGCTGTTGGGACGACGAATTTGAGGTTGTGTACAGGTGGTGTCCAGTTCTGGGCTATAGTATCGGCCTTATCGAGTCGCTTCCTACGAAGGTCTGCTTCGAGCTTCTTGACATCGAATCCACTGCTCATATCAGTGTCCCGCCATTACGTAAATTGCGAATGCCATTAGAGCGAAGAAAGCGACCCACTCGAGCGCTTCCGCTAGGAACTTCATGGTAGGAGTCCCTTCTTCTTGGCGTCTTGAACTTCAGGCCGTTCCCAGAGATTGTGGCGACGTCGGACTTCTTGCTCGTCGTGGAACTTCTTGAGCTCAGCCATCATCTCTGGTGACCAGTCGGGTGTGATAGTGACGAACAGCTCCTGAATGTGGAGCTGTCCGTAGTATGGGCTGTCTCCGTACTCGTTGTCCCAGAGTGCAAAAGGCTTCTTCCTGTCGTCTTCGGATAGCGCCTGTAGCTGTTCGATTACCTCGTCGACAGTCCACTTCTTAGCGTTATTGACGATCTCGTGAGGTGTCATGCTGTGTAGCCTCCATCCGGAAAGATCTCTGGATCGAGAGGTCTAAATGACTGCTCCTGCGGCTCTTGGATAGAGCCATACGGAGCTGGAAGACGACCCGTTGGGGATCCGTATACCTCGGACATACCGCCTTCGTCGTCGACTTCAGGTTCTGGGTCGTAGTCTGGAACTTCTCGTTCCGCTGCGAGGTCGTTCTCATCGCCTAGCTCTGCTAGGATCTTGTCTCGAAGATACTCGATCGTAAGCTCCTCGATGCCTTCTGCAGGAGTACCCATGCACGCGTATGCGTAGAAGTAACCACTCCACAGGGCTGCGAAGCACTTGTCCTCGTCTGACATCTCTGGGTCGTCGAAGATGGTCTTCTGTGCTTTGGCCATCGCATTGCCATCAGCGGCTAGAAAGCTAGCAACTTCACGTTCGGAGCCTTCCTCGAAGAGGACTACGACTCCACCGTGCTGCTGGATGAGATACAGGTAACTAGGTAGACGTGCCATCAGCTCTTCTCCTTTTCCGACTTGACGAACTGTCCGAACTTGGCGATGACTTCCTGAGTTTTATTGCAGTCGTAGGCCTTAGGCCAACCGTTAGCCCAAGCCCAAGGACACTCCTGCTCGCCTGCAACGATGAGCTCGAGGATGACGTCCCACTCTTCAGGAGTCATTACACCTGCTCGATTCGTGTGATGTGGGCGGGAAAGCCCTTGAGCTCCATCTGGGTTCGGGTAAGGTAGTTAGCGCCTTCCCAGTCGTCAGCCGAAACGATAAAGGAGTGATGCTCCCCTGTGACGTCGGTACAGTGGAGTGAGAACGGACACGGACCTATTAGCTTGTTATGTGGATTATGATCACCGTTCCAGTTCTTCGGGAGCTTGATCGTCACGATCCAGGTCTTCATTCCGACCGTCGCTACCGGGTCTCTCACTTCGATTTGCCTGAGGGAGCCTCCCGAGGGATCGAAGGAGTTCATCGGCATCTTCGAGGGCGATGCATCTACGTCCACAATCGCATATCTCCGTTCTGAGTTTCTTTGACCTGATATAATAGTAGACTAGTTGAGGTGCTATTCCGCGTAGTCGTCCGTATGCTACTGGTGTGATTAGTCGCTGATCTTCTTTGTCGTCTTCTTCTACCTGTTTGAGGAATTCGTCGAGGTTCATTAGACTTTGTTGCTACCTGAACGGGTAGTGTTTGTCCATCTCCTCGAAGGTCTCGTCGAGACTCTTGCAAGCTCTCTTGTGCGCTTGCACAGCAAGGAAGAACGTTGTGAGCCACGCTACGAAGAATAGTCCCATTCCCGCTGCGATAAGCCATCCCCACCATGGCATGTTAGTTGCTCCTCTTGACTTGACGCGTAAACTCTGTCCACGTGTCACGGCTGAATTGCAGGATAGGACTTGTGTCTGCGATCTGACTATCACGGACTAGAACGCTAGCTCTGCTCGTTGCTGCTTCGACACAAGCCCCGTTGGAGTAGCTAAGCGTGCTCTTGATCCATATGGTATCGGCTTCTACACACGCACCATGGTTCAGGCTGTACGATGATGTCTTCCACATATTACCCTCCTAGTATCCTAATAATCTCACGACGTGTGAGGTTTGGGTGTAGTGACTGGATCTCGAGGATCTGAAGTTCCTCTCTGGCCCTCTGGGCAGAAGCTGAAAAATGATTCAGCTTCGGAAAGGTCTTCGGTCCCTCGCGACGTTGAGGTATGCTTCCGTCAGGGTTAGTCTGAACGATCCAACGTTCGCCATGACGAGTGCATCGCTCATTCTGGCATTCGAAGGTATGAACTCTGCCGCCCTGTGGAATCGGCGTAGCCGCTACCTCCTTGCCCGCCTGGTTGCATCCAGTTGCTGGGCACCGTTTGGCCAGTTCGAAGGTCGTATCAGCCATCGATCTTCTCATACTTCACGTCGGTAACATCCCACTCGTGCAGCTCACCTTCGATGTCGTTCCAGCTTACGACAGCAGGATCACCTTCGTATTCCGGCTTAGCGTCTTCGACGAAGAACTTAGCTTCTTCTTCGCTTTCCACGACGAAGCTGATACGGTAAGGCATTATGATACCTCCTTCTCTACTAGAGCTTCGACTAGCTGCTCGAGAGCATCCACTCGTCTTGCGAGATTTTTTGTCATGTCAGAAGTCTGGCCTAGCTTGGTTTGAGACTTCGACCTCGTATCTTCGAGAGGTTCGTAGAGGTCCCAGGTAGGATCCTTGATTAGTTCCCATCGAGAAGGAGACTGGCCTCCGCCACGTGCGAGTTGTCGAACACAGCCCATAGCCTTGAGCATGTTCATAATCTTCGTGTAGTAGGGAATTGCCAGTCCTAGGTCACCGAATAGCCTAGTTAGGTACCCTTCATATACGAGAGCATGTACGCCTTCGATTTCGGTAGGCGTGGACTTCTTTCTCATAGCCTCGAAAACCGTCATGCAGTGTTCAAACGGTCTCGGAGGTGCCACGTTATTCATTTGAATTCAACTGCCTCCCTAGTTTCTTGAGTAGCGTTATCGCTTCTCCAGATATAGCTGTCGATTCTAGGAGGGCTTCCCAGCTGTCGAAGCCTTCCTCAGATAGTATGCGTTCTAGTTCTCCTTCCCAGGCTTCTTGTTCTATACCTAGGATGTTGCAGAGCAACTCCGCTTCGGCTTCCGTTAGTTCAAGTCTTGCCATGTATTACAACCTCGGTCGCTTAAAACTGGGAGCCGAATCTGTACCCTGCCAGAGGTACTATGACGGCTCCCAGTCCCAGACTGGCATCCAGTTGCAGACTCGAAAGCTATGAGCTTAGGAGGCTACCGCAGAAGAGGTAGGACTTGAACCTACAAGCGAGGATCTGCTATCACGTCCCCGCGTTCCTGTTAGCATGTCCGACTTTCGACGGTCAGGAACACCGCTACAGCCTGATTACTGGTGGCGGTATGCTCTTCTACCTCGTGACGGACTGCCTAACACAAGACAGCTACCCGACACTAAGTAGCGGAGGTTGGATTCGAACCAACGACTTCTAGCTTATGAAACTAGCGGGCTACCGAACTGCCCTACTCCGCTTTGTGCGTGCTGGGCTGAGATTAGCTCGCCCTTCCTCGAGTGAGGCCTGCACGCCTGCCTCCTTGTCACCTCTACGTGCGGGGGCACACGCTTCGGTGACGTTTAAGAAGAGAGACACCATAGGCTGGTTTGCCCGTAAAGCGACCTTCAAATTCATCTAGCGCTAAACTGCTTCACTCGCACTGCGTTGTCTCTCTTCGAGGGGCAGCCCGCCCTAGCGCGCCGTGGAAATGTCAACAAACTAGAACGGGCTGCGTTGGGGGAACCCTCTCCGTTTCGTACTAGCGCAAACCTCCCATGGAAAACACTAGTCGTTCGGGAGAGGGTTCCGTTTTAACCCGTCCGAGGTTCCCAACTACTCGGCCACCCTTGGAAGGTTGCCTTTCGCAGCTCACCACCCAGCTGTGCCCTCGCCTCGGACAGGCCCTGTTAGAACAAGGTCGTGCTCAGTATACCGAGTCGACCACTTCGGCTCTAACAGGAGTATTCAATTGTCAAGTAGCTTCCTACAAGGCCCTGCTAGGCTGACCTGGAATTACCGCCCAGTCACCGAGTACAGCGACGATTTGCCTAGCAGGACGTTGAGGGAAGCTACTCGGCTTCCTCGAAGGTACCCTCAGGCTCTACCTCTGAGCTCGCGTCAGGAGCTTCGACACCGTCTGCATCGGCAGTTCCCGCTGGCGCGGAGGCAGTGGTAGTTGCCTTAGTGGCGCGAGCCATCCACCAGTCGACGCCCCCCTGTAGGCTGGTGATACCTGGTCGCGTGAGTACCTCGGCCGACTGCTTGTCGTACACGTTACCTTCCTCGTCGTACCACTTGACGGGAAGCGCATTGTCGCCCTTACCAGGCGCCTTGACGAAGCCATACATCTGCTGCGGCTTCAGTGACTCGGCAGCGTACTTGTTCTTGACCAGGTAGTTGCGCAGGTCGATCGGAGACACGACGCCCTTCGGCAGGTCGAACCTCGCGGTCTTCGGTGCTGCTTCCAGCGGGACGGCAGGTGGCGGAGTTGTGACGACTCCAACAGCGGTATCAGTCTCAGACATTTTGTCCTCCTCAGGTTGTCCGATAATCTTCGTTCTTCTGGTTGCCATTCTTTTGGCGCTACTTTAATTATAGCTGGTCTCTCATTGGAAAGCAAGGACCTTTTATGGGTTTCTTTTGGGGAATTTTTTATCCACCACGAACAGCAGGCTCCTTAAGCTTCTCCAGCTTGGCGACGATGTCGAGAAGACTTCCCTTCAGGGAAATCTTATACCTAATAGTGCCTCCACCGTCTAGTTCGTCGTTGTACTTGTTGACAGGTATGATGTCGACACTGACGGCTGCGATGAAGTGATCGGCGTTCGGGTCTCGGGTCGTCATGGTTACTCCGGAATCCACAGGGAGCGTCTTAGCGGTCCGTATTCCTGTAGCTGACTTGTAGTCGTTTTGGCGTACTCCTTCTGGTTAGCCAGTGTTCGTATATCCTGGATGACGACTGGTATCCACTTACCATCCTTGACTTCGATCCAGAGATCTCCGTCTCGGTCTAGACGAAGACCGAAGCCTAGGATGGACGTGTCGAATTCGGTGGGCTCCTCAGCATGCTGGATACCAAGCCAGCCACCTCGCGCGTGGTTGATGAAGTTCTTGAGTCCATTGTCCTCTAGACAAACGACTACGTGCTTCATCGAGATGACACCTTCTTCGATTGGTCAGGAAGGTCTACGATAACAGTGGTATGACTTTCCTCGTCGTGCATTTCTTTGAATTCGAAAGTCAGCTCCTCATGTTCGGTTATACCTGCGAAGTGCCAGGTGTTTTCGTAGTAGAAAAGAGCCCACTTCATCGAGGTGTACCTCCGACGGGTTTCCTGAGGGCGTCGTCGACGTTGTCGATGTTGCTCCCGATCTTTCCGAGTTGGTAGTTAATGTTCTTGAGAACTTCGGTCTGTGCCTTGATCGCGTCGGCGGCTGCCTTTGTGAAGTCAATACCTCCGTCACTATCTTCTAGTACCTTACGAAGCTTTACCTCGAGGTCTGACTTTTCCTCTTTAGGCTTTACCTGCCTGACTAGGACTACTTCGAGGTTACCTGTCTCCATGTTGAACTGGAGTTTCGTCACCCTGAAGGTAAACTCCTCATCTAGCTGGATGTCGTCCTCGCCCATACCGAGAACCGTGTATCGCCTCATATTACCTTCTCCACTTCTATCCAGTCTGGCGCGCCAGACTGGTCCGTGAGCGTTAACGATAGTTGCGAGTGTTTCAGTACTAGTAGGATCGGCTACGAGTGTGTAGTGTTTTACTCCGTTCCTATCCGTACCGTAGACCTGCCAGACGTCTCCGTCCTTGTCGAGAATGAACTCCGGATCGGCTTCGTAACGAAGAAGATGCTTTACACCTCGAGTCCACCTCAACTCCTCGATCTTCTTCGTTACGAAGTCGACTCGATCGTCTTCGACTGCGACTACCAGATACTTCACGATAGCTTCTCCACTTCCGAGAATTCGATCTGGTCGATAACGACTTGCTTAACGTAGACTTCCCACGGACCCTGTTCGAGTTCCTCGATAAGGTCGTCTGCATCTTCGTCTTTGACCATTACGGCGAAGTACTTCACGACTTCCTCTCTACCTTAAACCAGGCACCTAGTTCCATTGCGTCGTATAGCAGTACCAAGGCTGCTATGTCTTGATCGCGATTGTCCTTGAGAACCATTTCGTCGACCCTGCCATCCTCGGGACTGTAGATCGAGAGGTAGATCTGTTTCATGTTCGTCCTAGATTGTAGAGGCAGTAAAGCCAGAATATGGCTACTGCACAGAGAGCTAGTATGGTCGTGACCCTCATGATTAGATCGATCAGGTCCTCGAGCGTAGAGGGCATTACGCCTCCAAGGTCATGAGCTCCGTGTAGTGGTACTGGCGCTGGAAGGCATTGAATCTGTTCTCATCGAACATGGAGGCCCAAGCGTGTCCAAAAACCTCGAACATTTTCACACGAGCGGCATCCTCGTTGGTAGCCGAGATCTTGACATATTTGCCTACGAGAGGAATGCCAAGCTGGCTGTCATCGAACGTCTCGTCCTTGCAATACGAGACGAGCTTGTGTCCGAAGCCGAACGTGAAGTAGTAGTTATCCTTCGTTTCAGGAACTTCCTCTCTGTCTGCACCCCACTCTGCACGTGAGATAGGATGGCCGATACCTTGAGGTCCGCCGTACTCTTTCATCACTTCTCCTCGTAGTCGAGTAGTCGGCAGAGCCAGAGCTTGCCTTTGATCTTCACCGAGACGGGATCACCTAGGTCAAGACTGTCCAAGTCTCGCTTGAGTTCTGGAACTTCCGTTGTGTGATCGACGCACTCTAGCGTCATTCGGAGCTTCATGATACCTTCCTTACTTCTATCCAGACGCGGGTACTGCCAGCAGTCCACAGGAAGTCGGGAACTTTCTCTTCGAGTTCGGCAGACGTGTAGAGCGCAGCTGCGCCTGTCTCTTCTTCGTACTTCACCATCGCGTCCGTGAACGCGTTGTGCGGTCCGATTGACTCGACGATCTTGTGATAGCGAATCGGATGATCTGTGTGCGTCCAGTCTGTATGTATTTCGACCAGGTATTTCATTCTCTTTTCCTCCTTTCAAAGCCCTGCTCTACGACCTTTCAGAGGCTGTCAGAGTTCTAAGAGTTCTAGCTGACACGTAGAGCAGGACGTTCAGAGGAGGTTACCTAGGATTTGTTACAACTGCTCCGAGGAGTTCAGCGTTCACCAGTCCGTTGATGTCGTCCGATGTGTCCAGGAAGTTCTCGGCTGCTTCCAGACTCTCGAACTCGAAGCGGAGAACCCTGGTAACGATGTGCGGGTTGCAGCCCTGCTCGTCTCCGACGTGTACGATTGTGGCGATAATCTCCGTCATGTTGTTCTCCTGGTGTCTTCTTCTACCCACTGCTTACAGACCTTGCCTAGCGGCCGACCGGACATAAGAACGAGAGGGATACCCACAGGGAGCCCGACGATCGTAAGGCACAAAGCCGTCCCTGTGGCTGCCAGTCCTATTCCCTTGAGGAGCGGTAGGACGGACTCCTTAAGCCGTGGCTTCACTATATAGCGGCCTTCGTTGCCCTATCGGGAGTCTCCATGAACGTTGTGATCTCGTCGATAAAGGCCGAGAGGCATCCGATGTAGTAGTACAGGAACGCGAAGTCCTCGTTCGGGTCGTACAGGTTGTCGGTAATGCCGCTGTCGTCATACTTAAAACCGTTCTTCCTACACGTAATACGGTGTACGTCCTTGTAGGTCGCTCCCATACGCTGGAGGGCTCGATAGTTCTCGGCGTCTTCCAGGAGCTCCGCCCGCTTGGTATCGGCGACGTCCTGCATCTTTTGGAGTGCATCTGCACTCCACAGGAACGTGCGATTCTCGTCCTCGAACGACTCTGGTATCTCGGGGTCTGGCTCGGGATAACATCCGAGCCACTGCTGCAGGCTGATACCTAGCCTGACTTTCATTGTTCCTGTAAACTCTTGCGGGAAGAACTCGAAGTCGTCACTGTACATTACAGGATATCTCCTAGCGTTTGTACGTCCAGAATGCCGTCGTTGTCTAGTAGGTTCGCTAGACTGTGTGTCATGTCGTATTCTGATTCGAACTCGATACGAACAACTTTCGTCATTGGTGTACCGTTTTCGAACGTAACGAGTGTTACGACCATTTCGTTCATTTTACTCTTCCATCTCGTTTCCGTCCCAGTCAATAAGGCCGTCGAGGTATTTCTCGGCCATCATGTCTGAACCGAAATGCTGGGCGACAGATGCAGTGTAGTTTCGAAAGTCGCTGACATCTTCTACTGAAGTATAAACTACATAACCCATTGTTCCTCCTTTCAAAGCCTAACTAGTCAGAGACTAGTTAGACCTTCAGAGGAGGACTAGTAGGTCATGGACCCGTTGTTGATACCGCCGAGAATCTGCTCCTTGTCGGTTGGGGTCAGCTCGTTCCACTCGTCACGGAAAGCGGCCAGACCCTGCATGGTGCCGTCGGCCAGACGCTGCTTCCCGAAGTACTTCATCGCCACCGCGACGCCACTGGTCTTCTGCTCGGTCATGGTTCTCCTTAGGACTCATCAGGACCCTCTTTGGGCCGACTCCTTTCGGAGTTTCGTCCGTCTTCCTTCAGTATTTTGGAGAGGTAATACAGAAAGCTGGAACGTCTTCGTGGTGGTGGACCTTAATCGTCGTTATCGCTTCTCCTTCGATCTTGTCAGGTCCATCAGAAATAAGCAGCGCCTCCCAGGCCAAACTCCTGAGATCTGCTCTCGATAGGTCGTATAGCTGCTCGACCATTTCCTCCAAAGAGCTCGGGACGTATCCGCTCTCCCTAGCTTCCTGGATTTGTTCCTTAATGGAGGCCTTCTCTGCATCAGAACGTTGCATGTTACTTGTTCTTACTAGGGTTGTCTTCGTATACGACTTGTTCCTTCGTAAACGCCTCGTAGTCGAACAGGATTTGAACGAGGTTCTTGGTCGAGTCGTCCTTCAGGTCGTAGCCGGTACCGTCCAGGTAGGTGGCGATCTTCTTGGCGACTGTGAGATCGCCTTTTTGGTTGTACTCATCTTCCGTATCTACTACCATCAGATAGCAGAGCAGAACGTCTTTTTCTGTCATCTCATCTCCTAGTTTTTTGCTCTTATTTAATTATACCTGGTCCTCTTGGGCTTTTTCTAGTACATCCTCATGGGTTTTTTTCGCGGCTCGTATGGAATGGATCACAATCGAGAACTCGCCAGAGACGGTACGACAACGTTTGCCGGCCTCTGAACCACAGAATCCACAGGGCGATTCTCTGACGTTCGGATTCTCGGCTGTGTTAGACCACTTAAGCATGGTCGTTGCCACCTATAGGCAGGTCGGCGTTGATCTCCTCGTCTGAGATAGGATGGTTTAGCGTGAACGTTATATCCATGGTATTGTGGTTTAGGTGGTCGAGACCACGTCGTACTTCCACCTTACCGCTTCGACGCTGAGCGGCGTTGTAGATTTGAGGAAAGAGAGTCGCTGGCGGCACGTCGAAATCCTTACCTTGAACGATTCGGACCGTCTTGCCGTGAACGAGCCACTCATCCCACTTGTACTTATTTTTGCGTCCCATTGTAAGGTAGGTGACCGGTCGTGAGTTATCATCGACAATTTCCATTTTACTTGCCTCCTTGTTGGTTTTGCTGTTTAATTAATTATATAGCGGCACAGCTTGGGCTTGCAATACTAAGTGTTACGTTGCTAAGTTTGCCAATAATCATAGCGAACCGCATTAGGTTCACAACACAGTGCAAACGGTACTAACGGTTGGCATAGAAATCCGTGTTCTAGGTTCTCTTTTCTAGCCTAATCCCGGCTTGAAAAACGTAAGGGTCTACGGCCTAAACAGATAAAAGAGATAAAGCTGCACAGAACTTATATCAAACTGTTTTTTTTTTTTTCGTTTACGCTGTTTGTTCTAGTTTTTTGCTAGCGCAAACACTAAAACCAAAGGTTAGACTATGCTCCTCAGGCAGGAGTGAGGACACACCTGGGCTTGTTACTTTATCATTAATTAATATTATTATATATTGTTAATATCTATAAGTCGACAGCGGTGTTACAAGGATAACTACCGTAGCTCTTATAAGATTTGCTGAGGGAGATTTTAGTTCCCAGCGATTTTCGCACGTTCATACGAATGATATAGTAACTTACACGGTAACATTTGCTCAGCACCGTTTGGGATATCTTATTAACACTAAGCAGCTCTGCTAGGTATATCTTAGGAACGGCTTTGCGTAGATTTGCCATGAGGCGAGTCAGGTTCGCATGAACCTCCGACGTTAAGAGTAAGGCCTTTTGTGTCCGATCTGATCGGAGTTTGATTCCATTGCGACTCAGACTGGAACATAGCCTTTATCGTGTTTCTAGTCTGCGACAAGGCTATTCGTTGCCTATTAGACGTTTGCTTCTTAATAGCCCTAGGTCGTCCTGGAGCATCGGGTGGACGTTGGCTGATCTCTTTTTCCGCCTTGGCCATATATTCTAGCCAGTCAGCAGGAATCACGTTTACCTCCTAGTAACTTGACTTGCACAGCCGCGCCCTGTGGAATCGCGTCCGCAGGGCGCCACTGAACTAGTCCTGCCTACTAGCAGGTTCGGACAGTTGAGCATTCGATGACGGTCAGCTTACCGCCATCATTCGTAGGTGCGGATAGAGCGCCCAGGCGCGTATCGTCGCCGACGTGGTAGTTGGTGTTATTCGTAATTGGTGTAGGATGGACGACGTGCTTCGGCTGGTGCTGTACACAGCCGACTGCCGAGAGCACTACGGCTACCGCTAGTACGATCTTCTTCATGGCTACACGTACCTGTACATGATTGCGACCTGGTCACGAACGAATCGGTCGACGTTGACGTTAAACTTCTTGAACTGGTCCGTCAGCTTCTGGACCTTGTCGGCCTGAATGTCCTGCTGGCCGGCGAGCTGCAGGATACATAGGATCTCGAGGTACACGTCGTCTCCTTTTTCTGTTGTAGTAGGCATATAGTCCTACTAGACCGAAGAGCTCCTTTCGGAGCTCTACGATCTACTAGGTCCTACATGTACTGCTCGGCCAGCTTGTCGTAGTTCTGGCGGCCGCCGACCTGTGCGGTTCCGGTCATGTACGCGGTCAGCCAGGTCTTGAAGGCCTCTCCGTCGAAGTAGACCTTCTTGTCGCCGGCCAGCTGGACGGTCGCGATCTGGCCCTTCTTGGCCATCCCGTAGAACCTCTGCGGCGCCAGCTTGGAGCTGTCCAGGCTCCTGGCGGTCAGGACGGCCTCCGCGACCTTCCATGCAGCGTAAGGAGTCAGCGGGCCGAGCTTCGGCGCCGCAGCGACCTCTTCCGTCTGCTCGGTGGTCTCGTTGACGGTCTCGTTGGTGGTGTTCTCGGACATGATGTCTCCTCTCGTCCCGGCTACTTGCCGGCGACAATTCAGGATCTTCCTGAACTCTCGTCGGCAACTAGAAGTTTTGAGCAGACGGATAGACTGTATATAGTACGGCTGTTTATTTTGTTTGTTTTTATATTTTGTTATATTTTAATTATACATGGGCTTCATCTAGTAAAGCTAGTCTTTTTCTAGGACCACTTTTGGTCGCTCTAGCATCCGCAGGAACCGTTGACGGACTTGGTCTCGAAACACTCCGAACATATGTTCGACTTCCTGACGTTGTATCCGCCGTCCAACTTTCGATCTGCTGCCTGGTCGAGTACTATCTGACTCGGCATTGGCCGCTTCGGCTCCTTAACGTGTGCCAGGTGTTGTACGTTACCTCGCCGTGTCGTTGTTTCGTATTGTGTGCGCTGTGACGGTAGCATCTTCGTTTCCTATTCTGATTCGTTGTCGAAGTCGTGACCGGCATTGCAGTACCAGAAGTTACCTTCTGTGTCGTGCTTGAGTTCGTTTTCCGTTCCGTACATATTTTGACATACTGGACACATTTCGGCTCCTAGGTATATTATTTTTTTGTTCTATTATTATTATACATGGTCAGCAGATGGTAAAGCTAGTCCATTTAAAGGTCAATTTTATAGGCACCTAATTCAGTAGTGGTTACGACGGTCCGGCACCCCGGGTTAGGAGCGGAGGGTCCGGCACCTCTATACTCCCAGGGAGGGGAGGACTATAGAACAAAAAGAAACTACGTAGTATCGATCTGATACTACGTAGTTTCTTTTCTAACTTACATATAATCTTTCGCTAGATTCTCGTAGTCGTTACGGCGACTACTATTGTTCCGGAGACTCTGAATATACTTACTGAGGAACTCTTTGAACGCTTCGCCGTCGAAGTATACTTTGTTGTCGTCGGCGACTGATGTAGTCTTGATGTACTGCTTCTTCGCGTATGTATACATCATCTGCGGCGTTATCGTCTTGTCGATGTCGTTAGCTGCGAGCGCGATGTTGACGATTTTAGCAGCAGCGTACGGAGTTAGCGGAGCGAGCGACATTGTAAGCTTCTTTCTGTTGTAGCGATTATAAACTATTTTTATAGTTTATATAGAAAATTATTTAATTAGAACAAATAAAAACAAAAACAAAATTTTATTTTTTATTTTGTTTTTATTTGTTCTTATAACTATATTTTACTATAGATTCAGAGTGAAAAAACTCCCCGTAGGATTCCCTGGTTGCCAAGGGAAAATCATGTGTTACCATGTTACTAGGATTCCCTGGCATTGTGAGGATTTTTCTCAGGATAAAGGTTGCCGAGAGAAAATCGCTATGTATAACATGGGTCTGTGTTACTTGGTGTTGTACGTCCCAATGTGTGGTATGGTATAATTATAGCATGAGTGAGCAGCGTGATCCTATGGCAGACATCGAACAGGAACTGTATGGCGATGGAGATTCAGTCTCTCGTACTAAGCGCATCTTCGAGATGGCAGGACCTCGAGCTGCGTGGAAAATTGTTGACCTAGCTGAAAACGGTTCAACAGACCACATCAAGCTTAGGGCTTCCCAGTATGTGGTAGATCGCATTCTAGGTCCAGTTGGTAGAGATGAGAACCAAGATGTTCTGCACGAATTCCTAGAAGGTATCGAGAAGATCGCAAACGGTCAAGACATCTAGCGGCCCTGTGGCTGCGCGAAGCGCGCATAATCGAAGGAGGCCCTGACCTCCTGATTCCGGAAGTAGTCAATCGCACTCATCAAGTCGACGCTCTGGCAAACGTATTCGCGTATATCAAGGAGAGGTACATGTCTTACAGCTTTACGGTAGAGGTCAAGGAAGACGGAACTGTCACTATTCCTGGCGCTGTAGAGGAAACACCTCTCGCTGTAATTGCGAAGGTGCGGCATGTCCCAGCTGGAAAGTTCGAGATCTCAGGGCATGTGGAACCTGATGGCAAGAACGAGACCCTGAACATTAGTCGCCGGAGCATCTCAGGCGACGTTGTAGCGCTGTCGCAGAGTTGGCATAAGTAGCTAACGACAACGAACAACCAAACATGCCCCTACCCTGGATTGGTCTCCGCTAGCCGGAAACAGCTAGCAATGGAGTATCCGTTCGAATCGGACAGGGGCTCTACCCTTAGGGAGGTGCTAGCCACCGATGCCACAAATTGATCCAGTAACACGAGCATTTTGGACAAAGGTTGGCTACCACCCTCACCCTAAGCAGCTCCTGTACCACGCATCTCAAGCTCGATTTAGGATTCCCACGTGTGGGCGTAGGTTCGGGAAATCAACTATGGCGGGACGGGACGTGTCCCCAAGGTATCTGCTGAAGCCCAATAAAATGGTCTGGATTGTTGGACCTACGTATGACCTTGCTGAGAAGGAGTTCCGGGTTATTTGGAACGACCTTATCGTTGGGCAACAACTGGGAAAGGATAAACGTGTCCGCAAAGCCTACTCCAAGCGGTCAGGGGACATGTTCATCCAGTTCCCTTGGGGTACCAGGGTGGAGTGCCGTTCAGCGGAACATCCTGAGTATCTTGTTGGTGAGGCTCTTGATCACGTCATCATGTCTGAAGCAGCTAAGCACAAGCGTGAGACCTGGGAGCGATATATACGTCCGGCTCTTGCTGACCGCCGAGGTGGAGCTGATTTCCCTACTACTCCAGAAGGTTTCAACTGGCTACACGACCTCTGGCAGCTTGGTCGTCGTGACAAATTCAAGGGTATTTACGAAAGCTGGCGCTTCCCCGCTTGGGAGAATACAGCCGTATATCCACAGGGACGCCATGACCCTGAAATCGAGCTCCTGTATGAGACGATGGAGCTAGAGTGGTTTGATCAGGAAGTCGGAGCCGACTTCGCCAGCTTCGTAGGCAAGATCTTTCCTGAGTGGGATGAAGCACGATCTGTTCTCAGCGGTGATTACAAGTTTATCCCTGCCTGGCCGAATTACATTGCCTGGGACTGGGGGTATACCAATCCACTGGCAGCAGTGGAGTTTCAGGTAAGCCCTCAGGACGAGATTTTCGTTTGGCGTGTCCACTACAAGAAGTTCAAGACCATACCCGACCACGTCAACCTTATGTTCGCCCGTGACCAACCGCCTAACTATCATGTCGACATGATGTTCGGGGACCCAGCAGACCCCGAAGCTGCTGTCATGGTGTCTCGAGAGTTCACTAAACACGGTCTACCGACCCAATGTTGGGCGCCTAAGGAACTGAAGTCTGAATACACTTGGCGTGACGGCGTAGACTTTATGTCGTCCTTTATGCACCCAGTAAAGCGTGGTGAAGACAGGTGGGGAGCTCCAATCGAGTTCCCGCGATACTGGGTTGGCTACGATTGTAAGGACCACATCAGGGAGCTAAACAACTACCGCTCAAAGGAGCCAGTAAAGGGACAGAATGTTCCTGAACTAGGCAACAAGGTCGAAGACCACACGATCGACGCTGTGCGGTATGCCTTGATCTGCTTGTTCAAGATGGGTGCTCATAACTCTCACCTGACAGATGGAATGGTTAACGCCGCCCCTGTGGAGCTCTCAGCCGCGCAGCGCCAAGAAGCACGTGCGGCCGATGGACAAAGTGCTTGGGTGAACTTGATGGGTGGAGACAACGGTGGAGGGTTCTTCCAGCATAGAGGGGAGAACGAGGTTGTCTTCTGACCACAACTATGGTTGGCATTGGGGTTGGTCTTGGAATCCTAATCACATCTACATGCGTGGTTGGGGCCTTATCTTCGGCGTCGTAGGGCTCTTCCTCGTCCTTGGTGTTTTCAAGTACATTGAGTGGAAGGTGAAACGAAATGGAATTTAGAGACCTTCCGCGTGTCAACTTGCAAGACCTTCTTGATGGTGGCTATGAGCCCGTTATCGCACATCAGGGTGACGATGCCTTTATCGTTATGGCGCCTCCTGGTGGAAGTTCTGATCGTATTCTCGACGAAGTTGCCGAAGCTAACGAGAAGGTAGATACAACTTACACAACGGTTGCTAACCAGGATGAAGTTGTACGGCTTCACGAAGAAAGGAGGATGGCAGAAGAAGGTGGTTATCAACTCGATACTATGCGCTCTCGAACGGGTGTGCAACGCCGTGGTCGACCTCCTCAAAGCTCTCCGGGCACTATTGTTCCAACTGGCGCGAGCCACTTTCCCGAACCTCCTACGACCAGAGATGGCTTTGGACAGGTCACGGGTGAGATCAGACCTCACCAGCGAGTTGACCTTGCACAAGGACAGGGTGTTGGTGCAGCAGCTCCCGTTTCGCTTCTTGGCGCTGAACTTGGCTCCTCGGTACCGTCTCCTTTCACTTCCTGGGTTAGACGTGAGTACAACAAGGACCTATTTGGTCTCAAGGGACTTCGGATTTACGACAAGATGCGTAAGTCCGATGGTACCGTTCGCGGTACCATGCGCCTCGCGAAGACTCCTGTTCTTGGCGGGCAATGGTCGATAAAGGCAGCATCCTCTTCTGACAAGGATCAGAAGATAGCCGACTTTGTCTGGATGAACCTGACGCAGTGGATGTCGACGTCATGGCCTCAGTTCTTGACCGAAGCGCTTCTGATGCTCGACTTCGGTTACTACATGTTCGAGAAGGTGTACGCTAAAGGCGAGCAGGTGACTAACGACCCTGCAGCTAAGGGCAAGATCGTTTGGAAGAAGATGGCGCCACGACATCCTATGGATGTACGTGAGTGGTTCTTCGACATGGAGGGTGGTCCACTCTCCGTAGATATGTGGGCAGCTCCTGCACAGCTTCCTGGCTTTCAGGGCGGTGTGTTTCAGGGTTTTGGTCAGTACGTTAACATTCCGATTAACAAGATGCTAGTCTTCAGCTTCGACAAGGAAGCTGGCAACATCGAGGGAATTAGCCTTCTGCGTTCCGCGTACAAGCACTGGTACTATAAGGACAACCTGTACAAGATCGACGCGATTCAGAAGGAGCGTCATGGTATTGGCGTGCCTGTCATCCAGCTACCGGTTGGTTATAGCCCTCAAGACCTTGCTCTTGCAGATGCGCTGGGAAGAAACCTTCGGACTAACGACCGAGCGCATGTTGTACTGCCGCCGAACTGGATGCTATCTTTCGCAGAGCTCAGAGGCCAGCCGGTTGACTGTATCAGGTCTATCGAGCACCATGATACGTCGATCGAGAAGCAGATTCTAGGTCAGTTCCTCGAGACGAAGCAGAAGACTGACGAGCAGGACCAAACACTGTTCTTGAAGGCGACGCGGTTCACTGCTGAGATTGCATGCGACGTGGTTAACTCGTATGGTATACCGCAGCTCGTCGATATGAACTGGGCCGGTGTCAGGTATCCGAAGCTAGTTGTCAAGCGTATCGGTGAGCAGGAAGACTGGCGTACAGCTTCTTTCACGCTTCGTAACTACGTAGGCGCTGGCATTATCGTTCCTGACCAGCCGCTCGAAGACCATCTGCGTGAAGAGATGGGCCTTCCACCTTCTGATCCTACGACTGCTCGTCTTGTCAATACGAAGTTCAACCAGCAGATTGCTAACCCGCCACCTCTCGAGCTACCTGGCACTCCTGAGGAAATGATGGCGGCTCTCAAGGACGGTTCCATTACTATGGAACAGCTCCAGCAGATGACGAACCAGCAACAGCCTCAACCTGGACAGCAGCAGGGAGCTCAGGCAGGTACTCCCAGGCAGACGCCTCCTGGTACTGTAGCACCTTCCACAGGGCGAGGGGATAGCTCGGGCAGTTCCGGTCGTAGGGGGCAGTAGTGGCCTGGAACGTTGTTCAGTCTCAGGGTGCTAACTTCTTCGGCCTCTCTGTCACAGCGACGTTCGGGAGCAATGCTAGTTCAAGTAGTAAGATTATCGCTGTTGTAGGTAGTGACTGGTCTGACACTCCGACGAGCGTTAAGGACGTAGCTACTAATAGCTGGACACTACTAGGGTCTGCAGCGTCTACAACGAACGGTTCTGTCTGGTTGTACGGCCTGGACGTTCCGACTGGCGACATAGGTATCGCTCCAGTAATTACGGCCCTGTTTCCTAGTTCTAACGGACAGAGTATCGTTATCCAGGAAGTCTCAGGGCTACTCGCAGGTAACACCTCTGCGATGCTGGACGGTTCTCCTGCGTCACTAACCGGAACAGCTGGAACGACAGGTAGTCCCTCGTATTCCTCTACAGCGTCGAACGAGTACCTCCTTTGCATGTACGCTGATAAGGGTGGCGCAGTCACTGTTACAGCTGCATCTGGGTACACGCTCGACGCTCACAATCAGGCTAACTTCTCTGACGCCTCAGCCGAGTACAAGAACAGTACAAACGGTTCAGAGTCTAGTGGGTTCGGAGGCGCGTTCACCACCGGCTGGACTGTCATGACCGTAGCGTTCAAGCTTGCTGCAGTCGCTGGAGGAGCTACGCCTTCACCTATCGTAAGTCCATCGGCTGCGGCAATACACGCAGCTAACTGGTAAGGAGAAAGCATGGCAAAGGCCGGATATTCACTTCAGACAGGTGCAGCTGTAGCTCTGGTAGCTGCGACGGCAAAGACGGCTCTGTTCGTAACAGCGGGTGCGCAGTTCGGTTTGGACCTGAAGAAGTTTCGGATCGGCTTTGATGGCGTAACGGCCTCAGCGATTCCTGTCTTCTGGGAGCTGAACTACAGCACCGCAGCTAGCAACTCGACACCAGGTACAGGTAATACCACTGCCACAGCCCTTATTAACCAGGTATATGGTAGGGCGATCGCCACTACGGGCATGCTAGCTGGCTACAACTGCTCGTCCGAGCCAACAGTCCAGACACCTATCGATTCAAACAACCTGACACCCAACGGGGGACTGCTAGTCTACGACTTCCCACTCGGAGACGTGCCTGACTCAGCGGCAGCTCAGGGCTTCTGCCTACGTCTTACAGCACCGGCGGCAGTCAACGTTCGCTGCGGGTTCTTCTTCGAGAGGCTCTAGTAGGAGTAGATAGTGTCTATTCTCGGTAGAGGTACACCGAATAGGCCTATCGTTATCCGTAACGACCTGGCGGACCCGCCTGTTCTAACAACTGCTCCTCCTGTAGTTGAGACGGGTCCGCCAGCGTCGATCTGGTTCAGCACACATCCTGTACTACAGACTCGTAGCTCATTTGAAGACTCCAGCGACTTCAACTCACATTCACAAACTACAGTAATAACGCGTCAGCCGGATACCAAATATAATGGCGGATTCAGTTACAGCACTCGAAACACTCTTCAAGATCCACCTGTTCTGACTACGCCTGGTCCTGTAGTCATATCTGGTTCGTCGAGTCTGTACTTCAACAAGAGCTTTAACCAGGTATCTGTAGCGCCCTTCATAGCGCCATCTACTACAGGTCCTACAACTATTCCACAAGTGCTAACTGCTCCTCCAGCTGCGACATGGTTTGATGTTGGCTCACCCACTACTGTACGAAACACACTGCAAGATCCTCCGGTACTTACTACTCCACAACCTACAGTTATATCAGGTTCATCCAACCTATACTTCAGCAAGAACTTCAATCAGGCCTTTGCAGCACCTTCTAGCGCCCCTGTGGCTCCGGGAGCTCCTACCCCCGGTCCGATCATAGCAGGTGTAAGAAACGTTGGACAATGGTTTGATATCAAACCTGCTCAGGTTATTGATAACGTACAGCTAGGCATACCTACACAGGCTTCACCAGATCCAATCGTTATATCTGGTCCTAGGTCGCTACTGTATCAGCCAACTCGAACGATTATTATTGACAATGTCCAATTGGGAACGACCAGTAGTGTTGTCCGTCCTGTCTGCTTTAGCGGGACTGTTGCTGATGAAAATTCCTTTACAGGAATTTTTATTGATGATCTAGTTCTTAGCGGTAACGTTGTAGGCCACCTCATTTTGAGTGGCGCTATAGTTGATGAGAATACCTTTACAGGAACTATGAAGGGGTGGTGTATGCAAGAGGTAGATATTACGGCTGGTGAGTTTAACGACGAGTCGTGGGACTTCACAATCAACGCTGGTAGCCCTCCTAGCCCGTTCAATATTACGGGTCTGACACTTGAGATGTACTTCAAGACAGCTGCGGGTGTATCTGATACCGATCCATCGACTGTCAAGATAACCACTCCAACCGATATCACTATTACTAGTGGTCCTGCTGGTCAGGGGACAGCTTCACTACCTAGTACCAATTTGCAGAACAACAACCTGGGATTCTATAGGCTCGATGTACTGCAAAGTAGTAAACGTCACACCGCACTCTATGGAAAGGTAGGCATTACACTACTGTAACGTGTTACAAGGGAACTCTTACCCCTTGTGAAACCTCGCGGACATAGAGTATAATCAGCATAGAGGAGTGCGTGATGTCCGTATACTCACCAAGTGGTTCCGGAAACGTTCACGTCGATAGGGTCATGGGAGGGAGCAAGCGCGTGGCAGCACCCAAGGCCAGAAAGCCTATGGCTAAGAAGGGTATGGGCTTCCCAGCAGCTGCAAAGGCTGCTGGAGGTGGGAAGAAGGGCGCTGCTATCGTAGCTGCCGCTTCTCGAAAGGCCTCTCCTGCAGCGAAGGCAGCTAATCCTAACCTCAAGAAGGTCGCAATGCCTAAGGCTGCTGCGAAGAAGGGTTCGGCTAAGTGAACAAGTACGGCTTCTGGGTCGATCTCGGTAAACGGCGGCTCTTCGACGTAGGCAGCTCTGGCTGGCTTCATGCCTTGCCAATCGGAACGTATGAGCATCCGGTTTACGGTCAGATGCAGTTCACGCCTGAGAAGGTTGCAGCCTTCGCTGCTAGCGTTAACAACAAGATTCGTGGTATCGATCCCGATATCGACTACGAGCATAAGGACAAGACCACCAAGGCCGCAGGTTGGGTCAAGGCGGCAGAAGCTCGTGCCGATGGCTTGCACCTGAAGGTCGATTGGACCAAGGCAGCTGCAGATGCCATCAAGGCCGGTGAGTATCGATACTTCAGTCCTGAGTTCGACGATGAGTGGACTGACGCAAGTGGTGTCAAGCACACCAACGTTCTGTTCGGTGGAGCACTGACCAACAGGCCTTACCTGAAGGACCTGCTTCCCGTTAACCTGTCTGAAATCACTACACAGCAGCCACAGGGAGGCACATTGGATCCCAAGCAACTGCGTGCGGCACTGAAGTTGAGTGAGACGGCAACCGATGACGAAGTCATGGCTGCGATCGCAAAGCTCAATCAGCCAAGCGCAGTCCCGACTCCGACACCTGCTCCTACGCAGCTCACGGAAGACGCTCTCGCCAAGATGCTCACTGACCTTCCTGCCTTCAAGGCGCTTCAGGAAGGTCTTGTCGGAGCTCAGAAGGCCTTGTCAGACTCGGAGAAGGCACGTCAGCTTTCGGAGACCAAGCATCGTCTTGGCGCGCTGCAGGCTACTCAAGGCGGACGGAAGTATGTTCTCCCCCCTTCGATGATCGACGCTGTAGCAGAAGGATCTACGCTTGCAGATCCTACGGCTGCAACGCTCAAGTTCGTCGAGGGCCTCGAAGCCTTCATGAAGACGGGTATGGTCGAGCTAGGCGAGCGAGGTACTGCTCGAACTGGTAACCTCGGTGACAAGAACGCGACGCAGCAGCTTAGCGAGCAGGTCGTTGCTCGGCAGACGAGTCACTTCCAGGCAACTGGTAAGACGCTGTCCTACCGCGATGCCATCGCAGCTACAGTTCGTGACAATCCCGACCTGTACACCGAGTATCGTCAGGACTCTTACGCTGGGAAGGAGGAAAGCTAATGCCAGGTATGGACTATGGCAGGTCGAAGGCCTATTTGGCTACTGGCTCTGTTGCATACAAGCGTGGCTATGTGGTTAAGGCTACTACAGGTACGACGCTAGTTCCTGCGCAGTGCGGCATTTTGGTCGCTACCACCGATGCCGCCGTTCCACCTCTAGGTGTATGCATGGAGGACCTGGACGCTGCCAAGGTAACTACGGGTAAGGCCTTCATCAACATCGCACTCGAAGGTAACGTCAAGGTCATCTGGGATGGTTCTGGTACAACGCCTTCTCCAGGTCTGTACGTAGGTCTGTCAGGTGGTTCGGCAGGTGTCAAGGACGGACAGGTCACTGTCGTTGCTGCTACTCCCGGCGCTGCGACCTTCGTGATCGGTCGTGTTCTTAGCATTATCGGCAACTCAATCGGACAAGCAGCCACCGCAGGTGACTACATGGACATCCAGCTACTGCCGGGCGAGCGGATGTTCGTTAGCTAAGAGAGGAGGATCCTAATGGCTGTCTACGCACCAACTGGTTCGGGCAACGTCCACATCGATGTTGTCCTTACTCAGATCTCGGTCGCATGGCCAAATGAGGGGCTGGTCGGGAACTTCCTCTTTCCAGGAGTTCCGGTCCAGAAGCAGTCGGACAAGTACTACATCTTCCAGGGACGTGAAGGTTGGTACCCTGATCTGGATGACCTGCGTGCACCTGGTACTGAGGCTAACGAAGTTCCTGGCCTCACTGTCAGCCTCGGTAGCTATTACGCTCAGGAACACGCACTCCAGATCGCAATCACGGACGAAGAACGTCAGAACGCCGACTCACCCCTGAGTCCTGATGTCGATGGCGCCGAGATGCTCGCGTCCAGGATCGCACTGGGCAAGGAGTACCGGATTTACAATCTGGTCACTACCGCTGCAAACTACAACACAGCACTGACGGCCGTTCCTGGTACGACTACAGGGTACGGTCCACAGTGGGACAACTACGTGAACTCGACGCCAGTTCGGGACATCCGTGTCGCTTGTCGAGCAATGCACAATATCTCGTTCATGACGCCCAATCAGGTAGTGATTCCCTACAAGGTGATGTCCGCCTTGGAGGACACACAGGACTTCATCGAGCGGATCAAGTACTCCGAGCGTGCTATCCTGACGCCTGATCTGGTCGCTACGCTTCTTAACCTGAGCAACGTCGTTGTTCCTGGTTTCGGTATCGCGACGAACAACCCTGGTCAAACTCTGGCACTCCAGTATCTCTGGAACATCGAGGTCCTGCTCGCCTATAGTCCGCCAAGGCCTGGTCTCAAGGTACCTGCCTTCGCCTACCAGTTCACCTGGGGCTTCGGTGGTGGAGGTGCAGGCGGTCTCGGCTTCGGATCGGGCGCCTTCTCCGGACAGGGCATTCCTCACGGTCCCACCAATACGATTCTGAACCCGACGAACATGCAGGGTACAGACAACGCACTCGGTGGCGGTATCGTGGACCGCTGGCGTGAGGAGCGTAGGGCTTCCGACGTCATCAGATTCCGTCAGCGGTACGACCTGGAGCTGATTGGGCTCGACGCCAACAACAAGTCGATCTGCGGCTTCCTCTTCACATCCGTTCTCAGCTCGAGCTTCGTGTAAGGAGGAGTGATATGGCTTACGTCGCTTATACGGACCTAGGAGCGGGTAGTGGAGCTCCTGTCGAGGAGGAGAACTACTCTCCTGACGAGTGGAAGTACATGCTCGATCACAGCATGGTAGTGCTTCAGGGCTCGCCAGACGATCCGAACGTCCTAGCAGCAAGCGCTGCTGGCGAGGGATACACCGATCCACGCGATGTCAAGATCGCAGAGCTTGAAGCGCAACTGGCCGCGCTTCAAGGTGGGGATACCTCGGGTGGTGAGCCGAAAGAGGGCGGCAAGCCACCCGAGGCCCCTGTGGAGCCCCTGAAGGGGCCTGAAACCCCTCCGGTTAAGTAGGAGGCGAGCTTCGTTGGCGCATTTCACTGCTACTCAGGTACAGACTTGGCTTGAGTCGACGAAGCTTAATGTTACGTCGATTGAGGTCGGCCTAGAAGCTCAGGTTGCTGGAGAGGTTCTAGGCCGACTTACTCAGACATATGCACAATACGTTCCTGCTTGGATAGACGCGACTACCACGCCTGAAGTAGTCCAGCAGGTTATGTCTATGCAATATGCAGGTTGGATGTATGACCGAGCGTATTCAGAAGCTGGTGAAACGACAGCTACCTATGGCAAAACTCTTCGAGGTTGGTCTACTAACCTTCTTAATGACATTCTTAAGGGTTCTGTAGCTATTGTCGAGATTGCACCAAACAAACCTGCAGTTGCGCCTGTGTTCTATCCGACAGATGTTAGTTCTACAAACGAAGCTCTTTGGGCTAATACTGATTGTAACGATCAGTCTCTGGGTCCGGCTAAGTTTACAGTTGACAAAGTCTTCTAGGAGGTGTCGTGCCGACTTACACTACTTCGGGAGGTGTTCGTGGTGACAGTCTCGTTAACCTGAAGACTTCCTTCAGTCCTACAATTGCACTGTCTGCGCGCAAGTTTGACGCGCTAGACTTGAGTATCAGGTCGTTTCGCGAACCTCTCAAGCGTAGCATTCAGCGTGTTATCTCTCCCAGTATAGGTAAGAACTTTCTAGCAGGTGGACGTCCTATAGTCTGGGTACCTCTGGCTGATTATACGCTAGAGGCTAAGGGTAAGGATCCCAAGACGCGCTTTCCTGTTAACGATCCGTTGCTGCGTTCTGGCCTATTGATGAAGACTATGCAACAGTATAACATCTGGACTGTTACAGAGGTTCAGGCAGCTATCTTGAGTCTACCAGATAAGATCTGGTACGGAAACTTGCATCAGGCAGGTACGCGTAGTGGAGCAGCTAACATTCCTGCACGTCAATTTGCTATGCTTCAGTCAGAAGATATGGACGCTATCCAGATCGAGTTTGAAATTTGGTTGAATGAGCGTATCATTGCAACTTTGGGACTATGATGCCGACACTGACTGATAGCTCCGAAGTCATAGCTACTTACATCTACAACAAGCTTAACGATCCGACAAACAAAACGGCAATGCAAGTTATTGACGTTTGGTATGGCGATCAAACAATTTTGCCTCGAACTCCCGCTATTTGTGTTGCGCCTGGAAATAAGCGTAGGCAGTTTCAAGGTGCTACGTTTCGGACTCTGAATAACATAGAGACGTATGTCTGGGTTTATTATGGCAAGCTTCAGGACGTACAGCAGAACTTGCATGGTGTGATGACGATAACGGACGCTATCGAACTTCTAGTGCATAGTGACTTGAAGCTCGGAGGAAACGTAGTCGCTGTGCTGTGTACGCAGAGTGAACCTGGTATCGCGCAGAAGAGCGGTGACCTCATGATGGCTGCGAGGTTGACGTTTGAGTCAATGAGCAAGACAACTCTTCCACAGCAGGTGGTGTAAAATGCCAATCAAAGTTACAGTAGACCACCCTAATATAGGGGAAGGTTCGTCTCTTATCATTCAAGGTCTCGGAACGTTCAAGAACGGTACCGATACCATCGTCTCTGACGAACAGGTAGCTCGCTATCAGGCAGCACATTCTGTCGTCGATACAGAAGTCGACGAGGACACTGGCAATCTCATACTCAAGCCGCGACTCGGTCCACATCCTGCAGATCAGGAGATCTACGGAGTCAAGATCGTACGTGGTAAGGTTACAGGCGAGACTGGAGAGGAGGCATAATGGCTCTTGGAATTGGTGCAGGCGGTATCATCGGTGTAGCCTTCGAGACGGTATCGGGAACGTATACGGCTCCTACCAAGTACGTTCCAATTCTGAACGAGACACTCGAATTTAAGGAGATGAATATCTATCGGAGGCCGATTCGTCAGTCGGCTGCTCAGATAGGTGTCGTTGCTGGTAACTTCGACGTCGAAGGTACCATCACGATGGAAGCGACAGAGGATACTTGTCTCTATTTCACAGAGTGCAGTCGTGCTATAGGCGTGAAGACAGGTTCGACAAACTTCACGTATACTTACACACCTACCGCTGTCGCTATTCCTGCTAGGACGATGTCGATTACTGTTGTTCGTGATGGCGTTGTTTTCGCTTACACGGGTTGCTGTGCGTCGAAGCAGACCTTTACCGTGAACAACAACATCCTCGAATACTCTGTCGACATCCTAGGTCTGAACGAGGCTACTCAATCTTCACCGACGGCTACCTGGCCTACTTCCGTTCCTTACGGTCCAGGTTCGTGGACAGTTCAAATTCCGCTATCCACTACCGTTACAGACCTAGATACCTTCTCGTTCGACATCGACGATGCTGGTAGTGCTGAGTATAGGCTGAAGGCTACAAAGGGTGCAGCCTTTATCCGTTACGGCGAGCGCTCTATCCAAATGACTGCATCTCGAGACTTCCTCGACAAGACGGACTATGCAGCCTTCCAGGCTGTTACTGGTCAACACCTCATGATCTCTACGGCGAACGGCGCCAACAACAGTATTCAGTTCGACATGTACAACGGTATCAAGGATGTGTATCAGGTACCGTTGTCAGGTCAGGGTGATCTGATTCGCGCCAACATCACATACCAATCAACACTCGATAACACTGGTGCTGAGTATCAGATCATCTACAAGACGCAGGAAGTTATCACTCCGCACACGTAAGGAGAAGCTATGGGAAGGCTTCAAGACCAGGTCACTCTCGGCGCTCTCGCTGCGCAGAGTACCAACTTCACTGGTACTGCTTTCAATTTCAGCTCGTATACCGGTGGAACCGTTCTCGTCAACACGACTGTCGCTGGTACTACCATGACACCTGACGTTCAGACTTCGCTTGACGGTGGCGCGAACTGGGTTACTATCCCAACGTCCGTTCTGACTGCTCGAGCAGCTATCACAGCTACGGGTCTCATCGTCTATGTGTTCACACCTGGTGTAGCTTTCCCGTTCATCAGGTTCGTCGCTACTGCCTTTACAGGTGCCTTTACCGCTTCTGTGATTGGTATCTTCAACCATCCGTAATGCCTAGTCGTCGCGCACAAAGAAGAAGAACCCGAGGAGTCTCCAAAATGCCAGTCGCAACGGTAGCTGTCGAACCGCAGCACTTCGATCTCAAGTCCGCACCGCCAGATGGCTTCGTCGATCTTAGGCGAATGACTCACGGTCAGATGTTGCATCGTCAGGACATCGCTATGACGATGCAGATGAATGCTGATCGTCGCTCGAGTAACGCGAATCTCGATATCAAGCAGTCTCAGACGGCTGTAGGTAAGTTCGAGCTTGCTGTATGTGTCGTAGATCACAATCTAACCGATGTGTCAGGCAACAAGCTTGACTTCACCAATCCGAAAGTCGCTGAACAGCTCGATGGACGTATCGGAGCCGAGATCGCAGCACTCATTCAAGACATGCATGATTGGGAGAAGTCGGACCCAAACTTGAGCGAGAAATCTACGGAATCGTCCTCAGTACCGGAAAGTCCAACGCCAGTCGAAGCGGCTCCGATACTCGAACCGGTAAGCTAGCTAACCATTTCGTAGGTATCGTTCACACCTGCGAAAGGATGCACTGCCTTCCTCAAGCTGGAGGCCTGTTCGATCAGGACTCGTTCTTCGTTTACGCAATGAACATAGTCCTAGCAGCGATACAGGTTAAGGAGGAAGAAGAGCGGAACAAGAATAAACCAAGGGGAAGGAGGCGGTGACATGCCACTTGGCGTCAGGGAAGTTCTGATCGTCATGCGTGCAGAGAGCACCGCCTCTCCTGCTATCCAGAGTCTTGTTACGCAGTTTGGTAACTTGGATAAGGCTCAGCAGAAAACAATGGCAACGGCCCTTGCTAATGGTAAGGCGCTGATGACTGTCGGTGCTACCGTTGGAGTACTCGGCGCTGCAGGTCTTGCCTTCTATAGTGAGGCGACCAAGCAAGCTGTCGATTACAACAAGCAGGTAGCACTTACTAAGACGCAGATGTTCGGTGTCAAGGCCAGCTTTGATCAGGTTGCTAAGGCTGGCCTTGATGTTGCTAACACAATCGCAGTTCCTCTAGACCAGATTCAGATGGGCCTGTATGACATCTTTTCTTCAATGGATGTCAACCTAACACAAGCTAAGTACTTGTTGGTGAACTTCTCTAAGGAGGCTGTTGCTGGTCAGGTTACACTGAACGTTGCTGAACGTGCTACTATTGGTATTATGAACGCGTATCAGCTGAAGGTGAGAGATGTTGCTAGGATTCAGGACATCATGTTCAACCTGGTCAAGTACGGTGTTGGTACCTATGAGAACTTTGCAAACGTAATTGGACGTGTTACCGGTCCCGCTGTTCGTGCTAATCAGACCTTTGAGCAAACCGCTGCCTTGATGGCATTTACCACTCGTAATGGTCTATCAGCTGCAAATGCTGCCTCTTCGGTAGGACGTGCTCTAGACGCTATTGGCAAGTCTAGAGACAAGATTGCAAACTTTGGTCGAATTGTTGTTAGTGTGCTTGGTAAGGGGGCTGCTAGCGGACTAAACCTTACTGCGCGCGCTCTAGCTAGCATTTCTGATAATACTGGCAAGTTGCTATCTACGAAACAGGTAGTAGCTAACTTGAGCGATCTCGTTATCAATATTCTAGGTAAGAAAGGTGCAGCAGCTCTAGGTATTACTGCGGGCTCTATGGCAGGCATTACTAGTAAAACCGGTAAGCTATTGTCCATCAATAAGATTTTGAAGGACTTTACGGATGTCGTTACAAAAGGTCTAGGAGGCAAGACTGCTAGTGCTCTAGGTATTACTGCTGATTCTATGATCAAGATGACTGACGCTGCAGGCAAGCTGTTGCCTATCAACGTTATTATGACTGAGCTAGGAACAGCACTAAAGGGTTTGAACCCAACGCAGTTGAATGACGTCTTGACAGCGATGTTCAAGGGCAGCGGTGGTACGATTCAGGCTATGCGATTTCTCGATATCGCTGTCCATAACTTTGGACAGTTGAACGGTATTGTTAAGGAGATGGGTGCAAGTAAGGGAGCGTTGCAGGCTGCATATAACATTATGGCTAATACGCCTGCCATGCAAATCCAGTTGCTGAAGAACAACTTCCACTCGTTGATGATCGAAATTGGCACTATCCTTTTGCCCATACTGAACAAGTTCACTATCTACATCAAGGACGTATTCCAGTGGCTCAATAAGATCCCACATCCTATTCTAGTTATCAGTACTATAGCTGGTGTCTTTACCTCTGTCTTGCTCGTTCTTGCTGGTGCTGTTATCTTCCTTGCCGGTGCCTTCGTCATTGCTTCTACTGCTGCTGGTCTTCTCGATATCGTACTTGCACCTATCCTTGCTCTTGTCGCTCTAGTCATCGTAGCTATTATCGGATTGGCTGTAGCCGCGTACTTTATCTATAAGTACTGGAGACCAATCAGTGTTTGGTTCCACAATATGTGGTTCGATATGTGGCACTGGATTGATAAGATCTGGGGTGATATTTGGAAGTCGATTAAGGGCTACTGGGATGATATCGTTGGCGTATTTAATAACATCAAGCACTGGTTTACAAGCAACTTCAACAAGTGGTGGAAGACTCACGGCGATTCGATCAAAATCATTTGGAAGTACGTTTGGGACTTTGTCGGAAGGTACATTAAGCTAAACCTTGCCCTTATAATCGGCGCTGCTAAGATCTTCTTTGCTATCATGTCTACCATCTTCAAGATCGGCATTGCGCTTTGGATGGCAGTGTTCAAGATTGCTTGGGCAGTCATAGTCGCAGTCTTTAAGACATCTATCTCAGTTATCGTAGCGCTCTGGCACATCTTCTGGGCGATTATGGTATCTGCACTCAAGTTGGCTTGGGCTGGTATCACATTCGTCTTTAAGAGTGCCTGGGACATCATCGCAGGCATCTTCAGTATCTTTATCGACTTGATGACAGGCCATTGGCATCAAGCCTGGGTTGACTTCCTTAGTCTTGGCAAGCAACTCTGGAACAATATCAGAGCATACCTCAGTACTATCTGGCACGTTATCTCAGGCCTATTCATAGTTATCTTCAGGAACATTGAATCTGTTGCTGTAGCCGTTTGGCATAACATCTACAATGCTACACACTCGATTTGGTCAACTATCCTAGGCTTCTTCCATAATGTTTGGGGAGACCTTCGTTCTGGATTCACTAGCGTCGTACACGACCTAGGAACCATTTGGGGTAAGATCGAAGACGTCTTCAAGACGCCTGTTAACTACGTCATTCGGTTTGTGTACGACGACGGTATTGCTAAGGTATGGAATACGGTAGTTAGCGCAATCGGGCTGAAGTCGATTTCGCTGCCTATTGTTAACACACTTGCTTCAGGTGGACGACTTCCAGGCTTTGGCGGTGGCGACAGAAACCTAGCATTGCTTGAAGACGGTGAAGCTGTTGTCGACAAGCATAGGACCAGGAAGTACGCTTCCGTCTTCAAGGCCATGGGCGTTCCTGGATTTGCTTCTGGAGGCATAGTTGGTGGAGGCGGTCTGGGCGGCCTCCTAAGTACGGGCCTCGACTTCGCAAAGATGGCCCTAGCAGTTCTCACTAATAACCCTGTGGCTTTTGCCAATGCAATGGCCGGTACGTTCCTGAATAAGACACCTGTTGGTTCCGCTGGCAATTACGCTAAGATGCTAACGACTATGCCAGGTGTGCTAGTTCAGGACGCTGTTAAGGGTGTTTGGAAGAGGATTACCACTGCCTGGAACAGTCTCATATCAACTGTAGGCAGTGGAGGTGGTAGCTTCCCCATCGGCGCAGGACCTGGCGGTGGTAATGCTGCTGCTAACATGGCACTAGCACAGTCTCTCATGCCTGGCTGGTCGACAGGACTTGTCTGGCAGGACTGGGCCAAACTTTGGAACCAGGAATCAGGTTGGAACCAGTACGCGTACAACGCTGGTTCAGGCGCCACAGGGATCCCGCAATCGTTGCCTTACACGAAGATGCCTAGAGCAGCTTGGTTGCCATCTCAGGGCGGTTCGGCTAACGTTCGTGCTCAGGAGTCTTGGGGTATTAACTACATCCAGGGTAGGTACGGTACTCCTGTAGGTGCATGGGGACATGAAGTAGCCTTCAACTGGTACGACAACGGTGGTTTCCTACCTCCGGGTATGTCTCTGGCCTACAACGGAACTGGAAAGCCAGAACGTATTCCGAGCCCGCGAGGTGGAGACGGAACGACGCAGAACTTCTTCATCAGAACGCAAGAGATTGATCCTCGCCGTCACGCTGCGGAACTCGGCTGGGAACTTGCAAGAAGGAGTGGCTGATGCCTCCAGCACTAACTGACTACACATACGCTTTCGGAGATACGGGCCAGATCCTTAACACCGACTCGATGGGTCTACCGTTTCTTGACGTGACGAAGGTCTCCGGTCTAGACACAGCACCTCTGCGTACAACGACTGACGAGCATCAAGGTATGGACGGTACGTACATCGATACGCCATTCTTGTCAGCTAGGACAGTCGTTGTCGAGGCAACGCTATATACCGATCCTACTCAGCCTGAGACTTTCCTGGACCAGTTGAGGTCAGATTACAACTCCAACACTGTTAGGCCATTCTACTTTCAGCACCCAGGTCAAGGCTTGCGGTTCGTTAATGGTCAGGGCGGCGGTTGCGCATATGACGTAGATGCTAGTCGTCGTACAGGAACTCAAGACGTTCAACTGATGGTGCTAGCTGGCGACCCATACATCTACTCGTATCCGGCATCTACAGGGAGCGTAACGGTACCGACTGTCATTACGGTAGGCGTAGGCTTTAACATTTCCTTTAACGTAAGCTTTGGCGGTTCTAGTCCTAGCGCTTCAGCTAACGTCTTCAACAGTGGAACACATACGGCTTATCCTGTCATTACGATTACAGGTGCATGCGTTAACCCTGTACTAACAGATGGCTACGGAATTACCATGCAGTTTGCTATCACACTGGCAGCTACAGACCAACTAGTTATAGACTGTCGAAATAAGTCTGTTGTCTTGAACGGTACGGTAAGTCGTAGGTCTACGTTGCAGGGTCTCAAGTGGTTTTCTGTTCCCGCTGGAATGCCAGAGACGATCTTCTTCGGCGCTGCTTCAGGTACTGCAACAGCTTTCGTAACCACGAACGGTACATTCTTTTAGGAGGCCCTGTGGCTGTCACCAACCCGCCCTGGGCATGTCAGGGTAGGACCGATCACCCAGCAGCTCTATTCCGCATGGCACTAGCTGGTGCTGTGATGCCGAGCGTTACTGCTGGCGCTACCGTATCTACGGGCGGTGTTAATCCTTACTTCGGTAACCTGCTATCCACTACAGGCCAAGCCTCGATGAACGTATCGGTAGGCACCGGCCTAGTTTACATACCCAGTAGTACTGCCTGGAATGGTATGTATGCGGGATACAATACCGCTGCACTAACCGTTGCTATTGCAGCTTCATCTTCTACGCAGTGGCGTCAGGATTACATCGCAGCTGTAGTTACTGATCCAGGAGACAACACTGCTAACTGGAATATCGTAGCTGTAACAGGTACATTCTCTTCATCGTCTCCTGGTACACTGCCTGCGCTTCCCAACAATGCTGTACCACTAGCTATTGTCAAGGTTGTTCCTAACATGACAGTGACTAACGGTGGCGGTACTGTTGTCGATGCACGTATCTGGCAGCCGCTAGCGGGTACCTTTGTCACTACTGCTTCTGGTAAGCCGCCTACGTCTCGGCCCGAAGGTACGATGTGGGTTGAGACCGATACCAACCTCATGGGCGTGCTGCTCAATAACCAACAGCAGTACTTCATGACTAGTACTAGCGTACCAGATACCTGGCATACTGCTACGATGCAGAACGGTTGGACTGGGCCGGTTCAGTATAGACTCTTCCCTGCACTGAATGCGGTATGGGTACAAGGTGTTATAGATCCTGCATCTGAGTCGTCAACGACGTTTATGACGCTACCTGTCGGTTACAGGCCTGCTAGCGTTCAGGATTGTGAGCTGGGCTTCCATACTAGTACGGGTGCATCATCTGGCGACTTCCTGCGCGCACAGACAAGCGGCGCATTGCAGGTCTTCAACGTAGCGACAGGACATGGCGTGATAGTAGTTAACAACTTCATATCTCTGGACATATAATGGCAGCCCAGTACACTTACTTGGCTACAGATCTGGTAACAGGAACTGTCCTAGGTGAGTTGCCGGTAAACAACGTCTCTCTAGACTGCCAGCTGTTGCAGCCTGGAAATATGAGTGCAGGCGGAAAGCTTTCAGACAAGCGACTTCTGAGTGACGAGTTCATCGCTAGGACCATACCAGGCAAGACAGCGTTCTGGGCTTATCGGGATGATCAGATAGTCT